TAGTAGCAAAGTTCTTTAAAAATCTATCCATCAGTTTCTTGTTGTCTGGATTAATTTGTTCAATCAATTCTTGATTAGTAATAACCTTTCGGTAGGTTTCTCTGTTTCTTGCCATTTGTCACCCTCCTTTTCTCATATTATAGCATTTCTCTCACTTATTGGAAATAGTTGAGAATAACTAAAGTTTGATTATTCAATTCTACATTAAAGAGAATTATCGCACTGGAATACCTGCTTTCTTTAATGCAGACTTTAATCTATAATGTGCTTCACCCGTAATTTCTTCAATAGGCATTTGCCATACAGAAGTGCCATCTGGGAATCCTATATATCCACCATGAGTATATCCATTGTAAGCTGCAAGCTTAAATACTTCTATGTCATTATCATGTGTCCAAGGTTGACGATGAAATGTGTTGGAATACCAATGACCAGACAAAGTGTTAGAATCTACAAAACCACCTATACGTTTTTTGGAATAGTCTAATTTTGACAAATCAAAATAAACTTCTGCTTTATATCCATTTGGCGTTTCTTGTATTTCAGACTTAACTAAGGACTTAAATAACTGATATGTTCTACGATAATATTCTGGACTAAATTCAGTATAAAAAGCATATAAATGGTCTTGAATTGTTTTGAATACATAGCTTTGCATATCTTTTACAGCTTTTTCACATCTATCTTTCAGCACTTGCTTTAATTGGCTTGGAGTATAAACCTTTGTAGCCATTTAATCATCTCTATTCTTCAACAGGGGATTCTAATGCTTTGTCATTAGTAGTTGAAGTTTCTTCCTGTTTAAAATCCACTTCAACTACAGCGTCTTTTTTCTTTTTAGACTTTTTAGGTTTGGCAGTTTTGGCAAGTTCATCAATTCTTTTAGTACGAGCCTGTTTCTCTGCTTCACGTTTTTCTACTAAATTTCTATACAAATCAGTATTCATATAAGCTTGTGCAAGTTTTTCATAATCAACATTTTGACCCTTTAAGGAAGTAGCTAATTCATTAACAGCATCTAATTTACTTAAATCCACATCTTTCATTCTATCTTCTAAGGTCTTAAACAGGCTTGCCAAATTATCCATTAAAGGATTTCTATGAATACCAGTCTTATATTCGATGTTAAGTTCTACAGCTTCTTCAAGTTCTTTCCACAATTCTTCATCAATGTCATTTTTAACGATTTCAATAATATCACTGTTATAAACAATATTTTCCATTTCATCAATGGCATTATTCTCTTTATTGGAAATAGCACTTACATCTGCTGTAGTAAAAGTACGAATAACAGCATACTTAAAAGCTACATCTTTTAACAAGCTATTATAATTATCACCAGTGAATAGCAAAGAGGTAATAATGCTAATAAACTGTACTTTTTTCTTTGCTGGCAAAGAAGTGTAATACATAAACTGCATTTCTTCTCCATTCAAGTGATATACACCATTTTTAATTGTATTTCTTAAACCATTCATATTTTTACCTCCACTAATTCACACTTAAAAATAGAATTTTAATGATATTCTGAAAAGAATTTATCTAAATTCCAAGTATATTTAACACGTTTCTTTTCTCCCGCAATCGTAATTGCATGATGTAAAATTAAGTCCATTTCATTAAAACTCTTTTTATTAATGCTTTTACACATTCTATTAAAATCTTCTATACGTTGAAAATATGTACGCTCTACATTGTTTTTTTCATCACGAAAATTAAGAATAAAACCTGCATTGATACCATCATATATAGAAGCTTTTGTGAGTCCTTCTATTTGATGTTTGTGTATTAATTTAGGTTCTGGACTGTCTTGCGATACATTTTCAAATGTCATATATTTTTGTTTTGTACTTTTCAGCTCAAAACACCATAAGGTTCTTGTTTTAGTATTGAATACTAAATAATCATACGGATTATTTCGAGTATATTTTGTTTTTTCACTTTGATTATATGCCTGTGCTGTATCTTTCAATCTATGCAACCAACAATAATCTGGAACGCTTTTTGCAAAGTCATTTTCAAACGCCTTGCCTACATTCTTAGCCATTGGACTTCACCTTATCTCGTTCAATGTTAGAATTTTTCCAAAGTAATTTTAATTTATTATGGTCTTGCTTAGAAAAAACAAAAACAAAGTGCATCTTATCATCTACGCAAACGTCATATAGTCTTGCACCATGAAAAACATAAAATGCCGCTTGTAATGTATTTCTAAAAAACACCATATCTTTATCTTCATAGGCTAAACCAGTAATATCACTTTCAATTTTCATACTTGTCACACCTAACGTAAAAAAAAGGGAAAATATTAATCATTTTAGTGTGAATAATATCTTCCCTTCTAATTTTTAAAATTAAACAATATTCACACTTATCTTTTACAATTCTTTTTAGTTCTAAATGAACTATAAGAATCTTCTATTTTATCGTTACAAAAATCTAAAATAGATTCTTTTGTTACGTTATTTTCATTTATCATAATATCTTCCACGTTTTCTTCTACATTATCTTCAATAATATTTTCAACGCTTTCAGTAGGAAGTTCATTATAATTCAAAATATCTAAAACGATATTTTTAATATGTTCTCTATACGTTTGAACATCAGAAGTATCTACATTTAAAAGTCTTTCTTTTGCTTCTGCTTTATCATACACACCCACAGAGAACCCATGAATAATCTGGTAGATTTTATAATGTTCAGAAGTATCGGTAAATTTCTTCCAAGGAGTTAATTGCATACTATCTTTACAAGAAAGACATTTGTGATATTCTTTGCCACAAATAGAACAAGTGGAATTGTTTTTATTGTCAACCATTATAAACACCTCCCATTTTATTATTAATTGACAAACGCTTAAATATCATCAATACAACAAACAATAGAAATTATGCTGATTTCATTGTTTGCTCTACGCATAATATTTATAAAAATAATAAAATGGGGCGAGTGTTGTTCGCCCCATTTTATTACATAGCACATTAGTATTACTCGTTTACGATGATAGCAAAGAGTTCATCTTCTCCCTCTTCTGCACAGTAATCTTTCATCATCTGGAAGTCTACAGGATGTTTACCAGTAGAAGTTAAAGCCAATTCAATCTGTTCTGGATTGATTTTAGCTTTTGGACAAAGAATTACACCAGAGTAAACAAGATTTTCATTACATTTATCTTTGAAGTAAGCGTAAATTCTCAGCTTCATTGCAGATGGGAAGTTAGAAGCCATATTGCGTACACGAACTGCATTTTCAGTTTCAAAGTCATATTCAACATATACTTTACCAGTTAAACCAGTAGGTACAGTGATAACTTTATCTTCAATTACAAATTCGGTAGCAGAAACAGCAGAACCAACTTTGTAACCAGTACCAGTTTCACCATTTGCAATAGAGTAAATGTACATAACATCCTTTGCAGGAGTATGTTTCAGAGTTACAGTACCATCTTCACCAATAGGAAGAATTTCATAGGTAGAAGTAACAATTTTAGATTCTGCACTTGCAACTTCTTTCTTAGTACCATACTGAGCAGCAGCAAGTTCAAGAGAAATCAGAGAGTTAGTAGCAGAGAAAGTAGCACGTTTTGCACGATATAAAGTAGTAATTAATGCACCAATAGCATCAACAACTTCTTCACCTTCTGCGGTACACTGTAAAGATGGTTCTTCCAAAGAAGTCAATCTCAACAGCAATTCATCGGTACTTAAATCGTGACCAGTTAAACTTCTTACACGGTCAAGAATTACATTTAACATATATACTTTCGTATATGATTAGACTATATCATCAACCTTACATCAAGGTTGTACTGCGCTTCGATTTAAAGGATTCTCACCTACTGAGATTTTCACTCAGCCCTACTTCTATTGTGGAATTTCACCACCTATGGAATAGTCGTTAGACCTTCAATTATATATCAATATAATTGCTTGGCACAGGATTGTCGTATAACAATATAAAGTTACTTAGATTTTCCCTGTTAGCATAGTTTTTCATCGTCATTTCCTACGATTACAATAGCAAACTACACACCCTATATTTATAGGTTCACAGTATTTTCGATATGTATTACTACATAAAGGAGCTAATTAAAGACCGTTAGTTAACTCATTTTTATTAAAAGCCATAATTGTTTCCTCCTTAAAAATAATAAAAACCCATGCTAATCAGCATAGGTTTTTAAATCTCTCCTGCCCATTCTAAACGTGTTCTATCCACGCCTTTTAAGCTGGAGAATCCAGAATACGCACCTTGCAAAAGGAGTTCCGCATCCTGTATTTTACCAACACGTTTGATATTATCTAAAAACGCATTGATAGTCATATTATATATCTTATTATCTCCACATAAACCACACTTTACAGTTAATGCAGAAACTAATGGTTTTAACATACTTTTGTATGGTTGTCTTGATTGAGCCATAGCTTCGTCCCTTGCATCGTCAATTAAATCCATTTTGGTCTTTTCGTTTGCAGGAAGTTCACTATTTCTTTTAAAATAATGTATTTGACGAACTGCATCTACCATTCTGGTATATACAGCTCTGTCAATTTTTACATCATTTACCACATCATATAATTCTGGTTGCTGTGTTTGGTTGTTGAAAAAACCTTGAAAGTCAGCTAAATCCAATGGCTCAAACACACCTTCGGCATTTTTCTTTTTTAAAGTTAATGCTAAAGGATTAAAATACATAGCATCTATATCTTCTTGTGACGTTAAATTTGCCAATTCTTGTTTGTATTCTTCGGGATTAGACAACCATTTATCATATAATCGTTTCTTGCTTGAAACTAAATGAGATATAAACTTAATGAATAAATCAAAATCTTCAATTTGTGTATAATCAATATTTGAATAATCCCAAAGTTGCCACTTAAAATCAGCACCAACACCACAAAGATTATGTACAGCATTAAAATATTTACGTTCTCCAAAATCTATGATTTGGTCTATTGTTGGTTGGACAACCATAATTTTAGGAGTAATGAATATATCTTTACCCCTGTAAATTTTCATTTCATCAAATTCATACATTACAAAATTCACACCTATTCATCTTCTCGACACATTGATTTATTAAGGTCTGTACCTTCAAAAATTAATTGTCTATATAAGTAGTCTGACTGATATGCACCTTCGATATTTTGAATTAACTTCATTTCACCAATGCCATATCCAGATTGTCCATTGATTTTTTTATCAATTAGCTTAGATAAATAATCATTACGGTTATCTGTAACCTTTGGTATATTATCCACAACCATGTGTTTTTGATGTGAAATAACCCAAATCTCAATACGAGGTTTTACAAAAGTCTGGTCTGCTTCATAGAATGAATGAGGAATTTGTACTTGAATTGTAATGAAAGTACCTGCGGTTTCTAATGTATATGGATTTTGATGGTAAGTAAAAATATGAGTATTAATTAATTTTTCTGGTAAAGTTACGGAATCACTATCAATCGCTTGAATGATTTCTGGGTCTTTGATAAATTCTCTGACAATTCTATTTTTGGCAATACCTATAATAGAACTATGAGACATATTAAATTAACGACTCGATTCTAATAATCAAATTAGACGAATAATTACCATCTAAATCAGTTAAAACCAATTTAAATTCCTCATCTATATAGTTATCATTATCGATACCTATTTTAATTTGATTATCTACTTCTTGTACAATTAAATCATCTTGGAAATCACAAACAATTTCCCATTTAGGAATAATTCCTGTAATCTCTTTGCCATACTTATCATAGAATGTCGCATCAAAAACCTGTAAATCGCCACCAGATTTAATAATCTTAGAATCAAAAGATATAACTGATTTAGCAACATACTTTTTATCAGCATTATTTGTTTTTACATCTTTTGGATAGATATAATCGCAAATTCCTAAATCAATTCTATCTGTTTCGCTATTAATTACAGTTTGCATCAAAGTTACTTTAACTAAGCCTTTTTTGCCATAAGCATAGCTTGTCGTATCATTCTGTGTTACCACATAAGGCGTAGGGCTTATAGGATTTTTATCTAAGAAAAATCTTTGTGGACTACTAATTAAAACTGTATTTTTATCAGCAGGTAAAGTAATCATGTGCTGTGCAGTACCAATAGCAAACAGTTTGTTTGGCTGTTCACCAGAGTTATACTGCGTTGAATTAATATCGTGACATGGGTATTCTAAAATCTCTCCATATTTATTTTGCCATTTCAAAATCCAATTACATAAAGTAAGTTTTCCTTGCCAATGAATATTATCTATATTAAAGGACTCTGTACAAATCCAGTGTTCTTCCATTTCGGAATCGTATAGAATATCACCAACATAAACAGGCACATCCATTAAAGTTTGGAACTGTGCAGTAGCACCATTCGCATTAGAAAAAGTCCTATGATAAATACGAATATCTAACGGTTCTTTTTCGTTATACGATTTGGTTTCTAAATCCCAAACGAATATGCCAGTAGCAAAAGAAGCATCGTCTTTAAATGTTGCTTCTAACATTCGTTTGTTGTTTTGAATATTTTCATTTCTTAATGAACCACCGCAAAGATTCATTCTTTTATTGAATTTCTCCAATGAAATCAACTACGACACTTCCTTTCTACAATTTTTTTAACAAAATGATTTTCTTTTTTTATAACCTGTATTCCAAGATTCACTAATTTCTCCGTTTGAAAAGCCACCCCAAGCATAACGACTAATCAGCGTTTCGTTTTCAGCTAAAAAACGAGTATGCATAGCCATTAAAGAGTTAAGAAAATTCGCAGGAGAAAAAGCATTGAAGTCTACTGAACTTAAACTTGCTTTTAATACAGAAGGAACTCTAATACAATTAGAATCGATATATTCTAAAACAGCATAATTACTTAAAATATCTATTTCTTCTATAGACAATTCTTCATTAAAACGTTCAAGTTTATCATTTCTATTATTTAAATTCTTTCTACAAACATGAAATCTTGCAATAGCTGGAACGAGATAATCATGCAACAAATCTTTTACTTCATCCACAGTCATAATTGGAATATCATAACTTTGAAACTTCGGTAAAACATTTTCATATATTCTTTCATAAGAAGTAGGCATGATTAACACACCTCCCCTTTTATCCTTGTTATTCAAGGAAGGAAAGTAAATCTAAACCAAGCTGTTTTTCTAATGTTCTAATTACATAAACATCAGAAATATCACCGTTAGCAATTAGGGTTTTAATTTTATTGTAAACAGTTAATTTCATACTGCTTGGCATTTCTTTAATAGCCGCACAAACTTTAGCTAAATTATTTTTACTGTAACTATCTTTATTCATTACAGTTTCGTATTTAGCGTATGTACCTTTTAAACCAAGCTTATCAATTACTCTTTCGTCCATCGGTTTCAACCAAAGTTCTTTAAAGTAAGTTTTATATCCTCTCCACAGATTTTTAATAACTGCAAAGGACATCACTTCTTCATCGTCAACTTTTTTCCAAGAATACATATCTCCAGTAGTGCTATCTTTATAGCTAACATTAGAAATTAAAGATTTTACAACAATTTCATCAGAATCCTCTAATGGAACAACTTTTTTAGAACTTTCCTGTTTTTCTACATTTTCTTCTTTTACACTTTCATTAGAAACAGCAGAAGTCATAACTTCATCAGAAACAACTTCTGCTGTGCTTTTAGTTTTGCCTTTAGCCATAACTAAATCCGCCTTTCTTACGCAATTCAAACTTATAGTAAATTACAGATTATGCAAATCTAAACATACCAAAGTATGCAGGTAACAGCATACCCATACCCATACAGGTCTGAATCTGAACATCTACAGACATATCATTATATTTCTTACCAGTAGTGTCCATATCGGAACGAGTATCACCTACAAATTCAAGTTTAATAGGTTTAGAATCGCCACCCATAACGAAAATCATATTATCGTCTAAAGCAAGTTCAAAAGTACCAGATTTTAAGGTCTGTGGGATAATCATCAGTTTGTGACCTTCCCAATCACCAATAGAACCAGTATTAGCTTTTGCTTCTCTCTGAGAATTTGCAAACATTTTGTCTGGAATGATACCAGCAACTTTACGCAAAGCACCTCTTGTACCTGCCAGAGTCAGTTCACTATAACCACCAGCAGCCATAACTTTATCACATAAAGCACCTAAAGCTTCTTCGTCATTACCATTAGCTACAAAGTCCTGTGGAACAGCGTCTGCAACATTCTGGAACTGAGCATACAGTCTGTCTTGAATGAATTTGTTAACAGATTTATGGATTTTATCCATCATTTTCTCTAATGGAGTAATACCTAACAAGAAACGTTCAAGTTCTTCATATACATGGATGTAGAACCATTCTCTTGGTAAGGTAATTTCTGCGCCCATTTCAAATGCCTGTCTATTGGTGTCCCAATGGTTGCCAGCAAAAGTAGCTACAGACAGTAAACCACCTTCGGAATAGAAAGCAGATTTGTCGCCCAATGCACGATTTTTAACTTCTACGAAAGCTTCAATGAAAGCAGAATTTAATACGTTTTCGCTAATGGAAGTATTTACGATTTCTTCCATAATTTCAAACATTACTAAGTTGTTACGTCTGAAAGCCTGATACATAGTCATGCCTTTCAGATAGTCTTTATTGATGGTGTCACGCAGGTGTTTTTCTAAGTCTCTAACAGTCAGTTTTTCTTCATCGATGTGACGAGAATATTCACCTCTTGCTAAATCCAGAGTTAAGTCGTAAACCTGCATATCATTTGCACTAAAATTAGTAATAGCCATAACTTTTACCTCCTATCTCTTATTTAGCCAAAGAATTAACTTTTACTTCGTAAATTTCTTTCTGAGAACCGTAAACGTGAGCTTTAGTAACCAAAGAATTGCTTACCATACGTTTTCTCATAATCTGAGCAGACATAACAGCTCCTTCGGTTTCAGAAGTAGAAGCAACTAATTTACCAGAAGCGTCAATAGTTGCATATACTGGGGTTGCAGTAAAGTCAGCAGTACCAGTAACAGTTTCACGAGAATCAGCAGTAAAACCTTCGATAGCAGTACCAAATTCATCAGTTACTTTCATAACATATGCTCTAAATGGTACACCAGCTTCAATAATAAAAATATCTCTACGCTGATTGGTAATGCGGCAGGTATCATAATCCCATGCAGGATTGTTAGCAACAACAACTTCTGCACCTTCTTTAGTACCTTTTACAAATTTATAGATGTTAGATTCACCTTCTGCTAAACCTTCTAAGTAGCCGAAAGTGCCATTCTCAACAGGTTCTTCGCATACAGCATCAAAAATACGTTCTGCAAAATGAACACTTCTCATATTCACAGACTCAAACACATTGTAAATAGCCATGTTGTTTTCCTCCTTAAAAAATCACATAAAAAAAGACCGCCTAAAGCAGTCAATGTAGTATTTAAAATTTATCTTTTATTTACTTTTTCTGATATTACCGTATTTGGTCTGAACAAACATATCGCCATTGTCAATATTTTCATCCATAATTCCAAGTACACCAGAATTGTTCTGTCTACTAAAATTGGTTTTATGTACTCTATTTTCTTTTACATAAAGCAGAGCGCATTTATTCTCAATTTCTTCAACAGACATTTCAGCTTTGTTAGCTTTAATAGCGGCAAATTCTTCGTTATTACCTAAATCTAAAGCATAATCAGAAATAATAGCATCTTTACGAGCATTTAATTCAATTTCAGCTTTTTCTTCTTCTGCTTTAACATAAGCATCATATTTAGGTTTCATTTCTTCAAAATCTGCTTTCACAGTTGCGTAATTAGTCTGTGCTGTTTCCAATTCATTTCTAACACCTTCAAGTTCGCCTTGAATTGTTGCATAATTAGTTTCAGCAGTAACCTTTTCTTCTTCTGCGGTAGAGAGTTTTGCATTTACTTCATCTACTTTTTCAAAAGCTAACTGTTCAATTTCAGCAATGTGCTTACCGAAATCAAAACTACCTTCTGGAACTTCTGTTCCTTCTTCGTAGTTTACATACTGGATTTTCTTTCTATTGCCATTAGTAAAGTCAATTTCGGGTTTATCGCCATTGATAGTGAATGGGAAACCATAATGACAGTAATTGTTCTTTCTGTCTACAACAATCACTTCGTCATCTTGAATATCCTGCAAATAGAAGCGAGGACAAGTGCCACAACCCCACGCACTTTCCATAACTTCTTGCTGACTCACTAAATTGGAAATATCAGAGAAAAGTTCCATAACAGTCTGTCCAAAGTCTGTAGCTGGCATGATTCCAATACCTCCTTGATTAGATTTTTCATTCACCATCTTGGTGAAAAGATTTAAGTTTTCACACAATTCATTTTGCATTTCTTTTACAAAATCTGTCATTGTGAATTGAACTTCAACAGTAGAGTTCATCATAGCTGGTTCATAAGATTCTCCAAGAATACAAGCAGCTCTAAAAGAAAATCGTGTAAAATGGAATATACCATCTTCATCTTCATAACCGTCATAATCTTCTAAGTCTTTGTCTTGTAATTCCATAGAATGATTTTTGATTATATCTCTATCCATAATAGAAGAACTATCTTCAAACATTCTCCACATTAAACCATCTACAACTAAAAATGTACGTTCAACTCCATCGTCACATACACGTTGTTCGTAATGAGCATTATTATCTGCGGAACTCATTACAACACCGTATGCTGAACCAACATATTTTTTATAAACGCCATTTTCATTTTTTGACAAAATATAATGATGGTCTGAAAAATCTTTCTCACCTAACGAGTCAGCTTTAATAAAGCCCACAATAGGAATATAGCCAAGTGTAGGAATTGCTTCATCTACAACTTCTTTTTCAAATACACTACCATTAAAATTCTGCCCAAGGTGCATCAACCACACCTTAACTTTAATAAATCTTTTATCTTCAACTGCATATTCTTCTGATGTTTTTTCAAACATAACAGGGTAAGATAATGCAGATTTTTTAATTTTAACATCTGACATTGTTATCACCCCTATCTGTCATTCTTTTCATTATCAGCAGTCTTTTGACCTTCTTCTGATAGAGTTTTGCCCTTGTCAGCATTTGTTGGTCTACCAGACTCACTACTGGTTGTTTCGACTGTGTTTCCGTTATATGAAGATGATAATGGAATGAAATTATTATGATAATCGAATACATCTTTATGAAGAATATAAGAACCTAATACACATGAAGGAGTCATATCTAAAGTGGCAAGCCATTTATCAATAACTGTTGCCCCTAATGTGCAAGCTTCTTTATATCGTTTTGACACCGTATCTCTATTGAAAATAGTGGTATCTAATAAATAGAATCTGAACTTATATCCTGTTTTATTAAATCTTCTTAGCTTAATATATCTGTTTGCCCAACGTTCTAATTGTCTGTAAACAAAATATATGAAACCAGAATCGTTCTCTACAGAAAATGTTACCGCAGTACCAGAAGATGAACCATTAAAATACTCCTTTGTTGCACCAGAAGAATTGTAAATTTCATCTATTGCGTCCGAAACATTATTACGAGTATTAGTAGAATCTTTAAAGCTAACAGCTTCACCATCAGCACCTAAAGTATGAATGATACCAATGTCGTCACTCATAGCTTCTCGGTTAATGTGAGCAAAAGCTAATAATGTTTTTGGAGTCAGCAAAGGTTTATCGATTGTAGTTTCATCAATAGGAACTTTAATCATAATCGCTTTATAGTTATCTGTTCTGGCAGACTGCAATTTTAATTTTTTATAAGTATCTAAGTCAAAAATATCTCTAATTAACCCGATAAGAATTGGGTAAGGATAAATCCATTGACTATTCATTTTTACACAAATTTGTTTATCTGCTGGTGGTAAATACCATCGTTGTCCTTTGTTTTCACAATAATCCATATATGCTTTTTGAACATAATCTGGATAAGCAGTTAATTGTTTTGGACTAATTGCAGGTAAATTGATTTTAAAGTTATACAATCCATCTTGAACTTGATATAACTCACATACTTGCAAATCCAATTTCTGAATAAAGAAATCAGAACTGCTTTCTACAACTAAGCCACAATATATATCTTGATATGGTAAATAACGTAAAATCTTAGCAAATTCATGTTTAAGATTCATATTTTCAAATCGTGCTGCTAATGTAGTATAAGACTTTTTAATTGTTTCAGCGTTAACATTTTCTTTTACATCGAATAAATCAATACCCCATTGGAATAAACCCATATTGGCATATAACATATTTAATCTATAGTAATGCGGTGACACCCTCATAAGATATTCAGAAGCCCTTAACAAAACACGCCATCCTATTTTGGGATTAGCTAAAGCACTATAAACATCTTCAATTTTAATTTCTCCCAAACAACCTGTATCTAATACATTCGTATTGGTACAAATATCTGAAACCATCAAACGTCTAAAAGTAGTTAAATCTACTTCTTCATTATTTTTTATAGCATTATTAAAAACATTTTCATCTTTTTCAAAATCTGATTTTGTATAGATAGGAATATATTTTACTTTCTTCTCTTTAGAAAGTTTTACTTTTGTAGCCATTTTTCATCCTCACCCCCTATCTGTTCTTAGTACATATTCGGTCTTTTATTAATTTTTCTAAACTGATTCACATAATCATTTATATCAAAATCGGTTTTAGGTTTACGCAATAATTCTCTTTCCAATTGACACTGAACCCAATAATTGTAAGCTAAAGAACTATATCTGTCTTTTCGCATCCCACTTTTTTCAGTGACTTTTACATTCGTACCTTTAATTTCATGTTCAAGACTAATTAATTCATATACCAACAATGTAGTTTGAATGAATGGTAATTTATACTGAACCTGTTCGAATGGCATCATTTTACTAAAACCTTTAATCTTTTCTTTTAATATTTCTTCTGCTTCAAATTCAGAAACTAAAAGATTGATTTTTCCATTTTGAAAACCTGTTCTAAGTAAAATACACGCTTCGGTATTAAATGTAGCATTAGCCTTAATAGACCAAATCACTTGTGGCGCATTTGGCACTTTACAACGTTCAGCCATAACTTTGTCATTACGGCAAGATAAAGCTGGATATACTTCACCTGTTTCTGGGTCAAACATATCTTGCATGATAGCATCAGCTACGCCAAGACCAATACCATTCGTATCTAAAACAAGGTCTGTACATTTATATCGTTTATATAATCTGCGAACAATTAATGCCAATTCTTCTGTTCTTAAACCTTCGAAGTTTTCTAAGTACACAATATTAGAAACATAGCTATCATTATTGGTGGGAATTGCACTATTAATAATAATAGAACTTGCGTCATTTTTATTTTTCTTAGAAGCCATAAGCGCAATATCGACCGATAATATACGCCTTTCATTGGTTACTAACTCTGGTATTCTAATACCTTTATCTATATCTATTAATGCTGGTGGATAAAATGGTGTTTTTAATTTTCTTCTTTGCGATATATCGTCAAATGAGAAGAAAGCACCATCAGTATCACCATAAAATAGACAACCCATTTCAACAGTCCAAGTAACTTCATCAAAGTCATCTTCTGACATTTCATCTTCTACTTGTTCTCTTGAAAGTAATTTTTCAAATACTGAAATTTGATAAGGTAAACCGCAGATAAAATATTTCTTTGAATCATCTAAGAAATTCACTGTATATGCTTTAGCCTTGTCAAATGACCAGTGCGATTTAAGCCATGCAGAACTCATATAGATTTCTTTATTTCGTTCTGTTAAATGTTGATATTCTGGTTTACTTAAATACATAGGCTGACGTGGAGCAGTTAAATATTTTCTAAGTACCGTATCAATAATCTTTTTATCTACCATACGATACTCGTCACATACTAAAACATTTCCTCTAAAACCACGACCTGTATCTGATGCAGTAACTACTTTAATCCAAGAACCGTTTTTAAACGCAACGACAGCTTTATTAAGACCTACAGAAGTTTCTTTCATATCTATTTCACGTTTAAGATTTTCTGAACCCCATCCGTAGTTCTTAATTAAATCTTCCATAATTTTTTGAAGAACTTCATTGCCTTGTGTTCGAGTTGCTGATGCAACTACAATTTTAGTCTTAGGATATAGAATACATCGAACTACACAAAATACCGCAGTTAGATATGTCTTTCCTTGACCCCTTGCGGCAAGATACATTATGTAGTTGTTATGCATCATTGCAAAAATAAGAATCTTTTGAAATAGTCTTAAATTTATATTTAAATAATCCTTACAAAAACGATGTGGATTTTCTCTGTAAAAACCACACCATTTAGCAACACCTTGTAAAATCTTTTGAGATTTTTCTAAAGCAATTTCTTTTTCTGACTTCTTAGGTTTAGCCATCTAAATCACCTCCAAACAAAGCGTCAAACAATGCTTCTGAATCACCATCTTCTGCTTCGTATTCTGGTTTAGTAACAGAATATTTAGCCATGAAATCATCGTAAGCTTTACATGGTGCATTTTTAATACCCATCATTTTAGATAAATGACCCTTAAAGAATATATTGATATATTTACCAATACGGTCAACATCCTTAAAATCATCATCCATTTCTGGAATTGGCTCAGTATTTTCCCATTTGTCAATCAAAGTACCAAAAGTCTGTGTATCAGAAATTGTTTCACCTTTATTTTGTTTAGGTTGCAACTTAGCTGCTTCAAGTTGTTTTAGATAGGTGTGGTTTAAGTCTTTAGTATCTTCTCCTGCTCTATCAGCTTTTAATAAATCTAACTGAGTACGACAAAGACGTTTAAAAATTTCTTCTTGTGATTTTGTTTCACATTCATGTCGTGCAATCCAATCTTGGTATTGAGAATAAAGATAAGTATAATCTTCATTACTAAAACCTTTACCAAACATTTTAATTGCCGCTTTTATTTCATCATTATGTTTTTTATCATTATCAGTAACAATCAAAAAGTCCTTAGTGTCATCTTTTGATAAACGTTCCATAATTGTGTCATCGTATCTTTTTTCCATATAGGGATTGATAGCAGTTCGCTTTAGATACGAAGCAATTACAGAACCATTAGCACTATAAGAAGCATCTTCAATAGCTAAATCAAATACTACTTCTGTAAAATATACATCTAATAGCATACACATATGCTCTACAGCCATACGTTTAGGATTTACTGATTCCAATTTTTCATATTGTTTACAAAAATCGTTATATAATTTTTCAATACATTTTTTACAATAAGGCAGCTTGCCTTTCGCTTTGAATAGTTTACTGCTCGATGAAGTAAAGTCTTTAGTAGTCAAAGCTTTACCACAATGTACACAGCACACAACATCCTTGGTGACAAGTGCCTTTTCTGACCTTGGATAAGCCATTGGGAACACCGCCATTTCTTTACAATAAAAAAAAGACGCTGCAAAACGTCTAACAAATTATCTATTTCTAATTGGTGTGTAAATCACATCTGTTAACCCATCTTCATAGTCAAAAACAAATGATTTACACTGTCTTTTAGAATTATAACCCTTATCTGCACTCCATTTACTTCTTGCGCTAATGGTAGGAAGTCTTTGGATTCTAATATTGTTTTCTTCTAAAAGTAATTGTTCTGTATGTAAATGTTGTAGAAACACTTCTACGGTTTCAGCTTGCGACCAATACTGTCTTGCTTCGTCAGCGATTATAGCAGGTAATTTCGCTACTTTACCATCGTGGGCAAAACATAATAAAGTGTTTCCATACAACTGATATTTTCTTGCTTTTGGTGTGCTATCTACCCAGACATTATCATCATGTCTAAACCATGCTTCAATATATTTAGCCAATTTAAAACCTGTAACTTCATCATGGTTGCCCATAACATAAATTACTTTGACAAATGCTTGCTCTTTTAAAATATCAATAGCCTTAATAGTCATAGCGCACAATCTTTCATAAGCATCATAATAATGCAGATGATTGTCTTGTGGAGTACCTTTAGTGGTAGTACCACTTAAATTATCTCCATTCAACATATCTCCACCAATACAAAAGATTATTTCTTGAAAAGTATAATGAGCTGTTCTGGATAAAACATCTTCAATAACATGAAAGAATAGCTTTTCTGCAATATCACAATTGTATTCATTACCCGTAGTCAAAATAGAAGCCTGTAGATTTAAATGTAAATCTGCAATGTCTATTAACAATAGTTTATCACCATTTTTATAATCACTACGATAAGTTAATTCTGGTAAAGAATATTTTCTATCCAACCTGTCAAAGAAAGAACTAATCTTTTGTAAAGATAAATCTTTTTCTTCTATTGGCTTTATAGTAATATAACTTGCATACAAAGTACAAATTCCATCTTGTTTTGAAATAACTTGTCTAATCGTATTTCTTGCACTTACAATTTTCCAGAAATTAGGGTCAAAACCATGAGCTTGTAGAATATACTCTGGATTTTTAGACTGTTCTTCGTTCATAACAATTAATTTACTACTTGAATAAGAACCATCTTTATTAATCGAAGTTTCAGAATAAGACTTTAAATCCATAACAGCATCATTCTGTTTTTCTTTTTGTGATTTAAAATATTCAGCCACAAATGCACCGCCAAAAATTGATGCATTAGCTTTTCTTAAAGTTTCGGAAGAAACTGGTAAATGATATTGTTCGCAAATTTCATTCCAATCTAAATCAATCACATTGTTTTTCTTATCTTGAATAAGTTGAATACATTTTTCGTATTCTTCTGCGGTTAATCCAGACTTTGTAATTTCGTCTAAAAGATTCATTGATATCAGTCCCTTCACTAAAATTCAAATTATTGGAGCTTATGACCCGACTCGAACAGGCGACCTGCTGATTACAAATCAGCTGCACTACCAACTGTGCTACACAAGCAAATAAAAAACAGACGCAAGCATAAAAACCTGCGTCTGTAAGCGTATATCTTAAAACATACACCCCAATTACTGGAGGATATGGCGTGACTTGAACACGCATAAGGCAAATTAACAGTTTGCTGCCTAACCGTTAGGCTACATATCCATATAAACCCTACGCCCGAAGAACATTATATTAAATATAACTTGAACTTTTACCGAATCAGCAGAAAGATAGCTAATCAAACCACTTAAAACGTAAACTTGTCAAATAGAGTAGCACTGGCGCAGAAGGTAGGATTTGAACCCACGGTACGTTGCCGTATCATCAGTTTTCAAGACTGACTCCTTAAACCACTCGGACACTTCTGCGTATTTATCTTTTACAATCTTTCTTTGCTGTACTGGTGGGGATGGTGGGAGTTGAACCCACACGAAGTTTCCCCCAAGGGATTTTAAGTCCCTTGTGTCTGCCTATTCCACCACATCCCCAAATACAGGTGGAGGTGGGATTTGAACCCACGTTGTCCAACCAGCCTTAGTAATATAGGACGTTTTTCACTAAACTACATCCACCAGATTTGTTGTGGTCAATCTTTCAATCAACCACAACAACAGCAAAGAAAGGCGTGTAAAAAATATGAATGTAAAGAAAGATGGTTGTCTGGTGCTATTCCAGACAACCAAATATATATAAAACAGCATTTTCCAAGCAAACACAGTTCGCTTAGTAGCTAATGCTGACTTTATAACTATAAAATTTTTATTTTACAAGAAAGAATTTCCTACCCAACGTTTAGGTTTAGGAAAATCTTTTAAAAGTTTATCTTTGTAATATCGTGTAATAGTAGCTTTTAGTTTATATCTATCATTTGCAATTATCTCGGTTTGATTCAGATAATCAAAAGAATCACGCTCTGGAAGATAAGTACATTCAAAATTAATACCCTTATACAACTTAATACAAACATCAGTCTTTTTATCTGCGGTTGCCAGAAGTTGTCTAAATGCTTCTCCAAAAGCATCATATATTTTTTCAAGAACAGGAATGGTAATTCCTAATTCTTTAGCTACAATTCTTACGATTTGCTTTTTATCGTATGTAACTAATTTCTTAGATTTAATCACATATATTCACCCTTTACTTAAATTCACACTATCTTTAAAAGCAGGAAATAAAACATAGGGTTATTAACTTATTTCCCCAATATAGATATTTCACGATTTCAAAAACAACCAGTTTTTTCTGGTCGTTTTTAGCAGACAATCAAAATCAAAAACAACCAGTTTTTTCTGGCTGTTTTTGATAAATTTTTGATAGCGTTACAACTGATTTTGTCTATACCTTTGTACTCTAAGTCGAGTCATTTCACGCTTATGTTCTATAGCGCAAGCTTCACATCTATGCACTTTATTATCTTTCACATTGGTAGTAAACCATTCACCGCAATCAACACACTGAACATCTTTGGTATGCAATTTTAGATTTCCACTTAAATTCTCGTAGATATAATCACCATAACATAACCATAAAATCATTTTATGTTTGCTGTCTTTAACAACATATAAAAGCTTGACTAATATATCTGCAACTTCTGAATTGGAATATCCAAACTTAGATAATTCAGTTTGAATTTCTTCTACAATTCGTTTGTATCTTAATTCTTGTTTTAATTGAGAATTTTTAAGAACATCCGCAGAATAACATTTATCCACCTGTGAAGCATTATTAAGAGCAAACTTATATTTATTACTCAATTCATAATACTTAACAATTAATGGGTCTGTACTTTCTTTGATTAACTTACCTTTGTCTGTAAAATTCACAATACACTCTATATCTGGATTTCGCATAAGCAAAGTGTAATCTATAGGGTTAACTTCAAGTTTTCTAAAATTAATTCTTGGATTAGGAATTATATTTTCAAGCTTATTTACAAAGCTATTATTAACTGGAAATACTTGATGTTCTTCTTTGTCTTTAGCATATTTAAAGAAATGCGGTAAATTATTATTTGTGAACACACTAATTTGTGCATCAATATTTTTAGGTCGTGTTGGTTTATACAATGTCTTAGCATACTTAATTATACCCTCGGTTTCCCGATATTTATTAGGGGAATAGACTATATCATTACCCTATGTCAATTCATAGGCTTATTATTAAGGGATTTCTCCGTAGTTAGCACTTCGATTTGAGGGGTTTTCACCCAGCAAGTATTTCATCTTGCCCCTACTCCTGTTGCTGAATTTCACAGCCTATGGGATAGTCGTTAGACCTTCAATTATATATCAAATATAATTGCTTGGCACTGGATTGTCATATAACAATATAAAGTTACTTAGATTTTCCCTGTTAGCATAGTTTTTCATCGTCATTTCCTACGATTACAATAGCAAACTACACACCCTACATTTATAGGTTCACTAACTTATTCGATATGTATTACTACATAAAGCGACTATATTTTAATCGATAACAAAATTATTCTCCATACACAACAATTTAATAATATTAATAGCGTTTTGTTTTTCTTCTTCTGTTCCAGAAATAAATACTTCACTATTCCATATTTTTGAAATATTGTTACTATATACACCTATATTACCACCTATAAAAGCAGCATTTAAACCATGATAAATAGATTCACTGTTTAACTGCACTGGCAATGCTTTTTTCATATTGTAGTACAAAGGCACAATATTCTGCATATTACGTTCCGCTACGTTAATTAGCGTCTTATCTGCTACTACAAGGGACTTGTCTCCATCCACCACGATACTTTACATATCGCAGACTATATCTTAACCATATCTTTTCAGACTTAGGTTCTCAGCACTTCCACATAATGAATGTCACATTATATGTACTCTACTTGGTTACTCATATAACACCATTTAAGGTTTTATATTATCCTTTCGATAGTCGTTTGATTTTCGTAAAATAAAAATTCAATCATTTTATATATTTTTTAATGCTATAATGTTTTTTATACAAAGAATTATTTCTAATTGCTCTATTCAATTGACACCGTACAGTTTCTACGTTATCTGTATCAGCTACACCAATATCAATTAAATATTGACAACATGGTACAATATAATCAAAACTTTTAACCAACTCTCCATCGTAAAATAAATCAACTGGTGTACTACGACCATTTTGTGTTGCAGGTCTACCTTGTTTTATTTTAGACAGCAATTTATCATTTTGGTATTTCTTTGACAATTTATCATTTCCATAATTAGGATTTTTCTCGCCATGATAATCTGGTCTATTACAATTACTATATCTAACATTATCAGCATGAGTCATCCATTCTAAATTATCTGCTTTAGGATTTGCTCTATTGTAATCTTTGTGATTTACTTCTGGTAAATTATTTGGATTCGGTACAAAAGCAATGGCAACTAATATATGTACTGCTACGCTACGATAACCGATATTAGGCAATCGCAAAGTACACACAATATATCCATCTGCATTATATCTATGTACACACTCTTTTCCATTACAAATAATCTTTCCAAAATTAGATACAGTTAAGTTTAATCCTTTATAGCAAATATTTTTATATTGTTCTTGCAATTATAACACCACCTATTTTTTTTATAAAATGATGGATTATTTTTATTTTACGCTTAACACAGGATTGCCATAATTAGTTTCCCTGTTAGCACATTACCAAATCGTCATTTCCTACGATTCCAAAAATGTGTAATGTACACCCTATATTTATAGGTTCACTGAGTTTTATATCTCTATGTTTCCATAGAGTTTGACATTTTTACTGGTCATCAAATTGGAGAACTTTGGAAATTAAATCCTTACAGCTTGTATATAAAGCGTCAGTACAAAACCATCTTCTAATACTTTGCTGTAATTCTTCATTTTTGTAATAAGCAAGATTTTTTCTAATAGGATGTTCCCTATATAAATGCGGACTTCGCAAACAATCTAATTTTTCATTTCTTCTAAACAACCAACAAAACACTTCGCCATCATTCAATAATCCATCTGGATTTTCTATACCCTTAAACCAATACTCACACGCCGCATAAAAGTCTGGTAGAATAAAAGTATATTTACCATTGATTTTCAACTTACCTGCTTTAAATCGTTTAATCATACTATCTTTTAATTCTCTAAGATAGGATTTTACATATTCATCATTTAACAAATTAGGATATAGTTCAATGGATTTCTGAAATGGTGTTTTATCTAAATTATATGGGGTAACTCCAAATGCTGCTTTAATTGTATCTACAGAAGAAGTTAAATTTTTTAACGTACAAATAGAATCGTTAGCAATCTTTAAGATTTCTTCATCAGATATATCAGTCAAGCTCTGGAGCATCTGATAATTAATTGTTGCATTTTTAATTCTATCTTCTTCTGGATTAGTAAAACCTGCTGTACAACCATATCGTTTATATAATTCTTTATAGTTATCCCAAGAATCGTAATATTTCCAGAGTTTAAATTGACTTTTCGTAAAGATAACTTCAATATCTTCTTCTATTACATTATGTTCTTGACCATAAATATCTTTAATTACTGGCGAACAATTATTTTCAATAATGAACTCTCTGAAATTAAACACTCCAAGTAAGCCTTTAACCCAAGGTAAACGAACCATACGATTTTTACCCATCTTAGGCAACATCATACCTGCACCATCTGTATGTGTAATTACAACATTATTAGATACTCTGTTAATTGAATAATCCACATCATCTACTAAATCGAAAGTACCAAACACTTCGGTTTCAAAATCATCAATCACTATTGTTTTATCGATATTAAATTCTTCCCATACGTCAGTAGCGGAATTTGCCAAAGCAAGATAAGCTAAATGCTTATTTGGATTATTTCCACCTCTACGATTAATTTCATCTACAGTCAAACCACACATAATTGTTTTTTCATGCTGTTTCCAAATAGATTCTTTTATAAAAACAACTTTCTTGGTTCTAATTTGTCCAGCAGATGAAGTAAAATAGATATATTTTTCGCCTTCAAATTCAAAGCCATGATATATCAAATCTTTAATAATATCGAAATAATACACTTGAATTACCATGAAATCTTTACATAATTCATCTTGTTTTGCTTGAATAGTTCTGGTAAACGAAGATTCAAAAACAGAAATAATATCATCATTTGAAATTTCATTTTCTCTAACTTTACGAATATGATGTTTTCCTTTGGATTTAATATTAGCTTCAACCTTGACAGATAACAGTTTTAGTAGAGCTTCTTCTACGTTGTGAATTGCATTAGTTTTTACTGACATTAAATCTCTGAGCTTTTTATATTTCTTTGCCCAGAACACAACATCTTCATTTCCACCCCATAAAGCATAGTCAAATTTATCTTTAACAATATCGCTAAAGTCATTTTCATCTAAACCATATAGATTTAACTTTTTCTCAATTTCTTTATATCCAACTATGATACGCTTAACTTCACCATTAGATTTTGTAATATAGCCACCTTTTTTAATTTGATTCTTTTCTTCTCGTAAAGTGTGAATCTTTTTATGTAGCCTTGCTTCTTTGTTGGTGTAAAAATAGCCTGTATCTATAGAATATATTTGTAATTGGCGGTCTAACAACGCTATCACCCACCTTTATTTACATTCATGTAATTACAACCTTATTATCTTACGCTTAAATAAAAATATTTTAGTTATCAAACAATTCATTTTCAAACACACTAAAATACGAATTTACATAATCACGATACGACTTTGTATCTTTAAATCCAGATTTAAAAATTCGTCTATCTTCTGGAGGGTAAAAATCTTCTTCTGATAATTCGTAAAAATTACTTAAATGACTTATACCATTGTCTTGTTGAGGAACACACATACCATACACCCTCCTTCCTGCTACTTAACTTATTCATTTAATTTTTCTAATCTTATTATTAACTTCATCCAAATAATACTCATGTCCACTTGCCAATAGATATTGTCCTTCACGTTTATAAGTATTTGCGAACACTGTATAATCAGTGCGGTATTTGTCTTGATATTTAATCCTTGGTAAAGTTTTATAGTAAATTAAATTTAATTCTACCAAAGCATCAATAGCCAAATTAAGTGTCCTTTTAGTAATATTAAGCTTTTCAGCAATATCTTTTAAAAAACCACAATATGCTTCTGGATTATTTTGTTTTCGTTTATCGATTGCATATTCTAAATTATGTGTGTTATCTACATTTAGCTCTTGTACAGTCAACAAATTCCTTCTTTTGAAGATTGACATTCTTAAATAAGCAAACACAAGCAAAATAGCTTCTGTATTATTAAAATCAGAATATTGTCCATAATCTAAAATACGTTGAACTTCATCTATGTAAATCAAAGCAAATCTTGAAGCACATTCATCCATTAACTTTTTAGAATCTATTGAGACTTCAAAACAATAAGCATTAGAATCCAAACCAGAATCATCATAGGTCAAGAAATCATAAAACTGTTTATAATAAATAAAGAGATTTCTAATATTGTTGTTAATTCCCTTTGCACATCTGTTTGGAACATGACCTAACCACTTCACAATAAAGTCAATATTACATAATACTTTTTCATTTCTACCCAGATAACACAATAAAAAAGTCAGTAATCCAATTCGTTTTTCAGACATTCTACCATCTAAAATAATAGATTCTGGAATCGCAAAATAGAAATTTTGATTTTTTTCTAATTTTTTTGGATTCAAATATTCAAATTTTTTATTTTCAGTCATATCCTATTCCCTTATTTTTACAATTCACTATTTTCAGCAGCTAATTTTTCAAAATTCAAATTCAAAAATATACAGTTAACGTACACGATTGGCATTTATAGGGGTAGAAAAATCAAATCGTGTACAAAATCCGTATCGTTTTTTAACTTCTATATATAATATATAATAGAAATATATATAAAATACTTAAAGCACACTTTTTTTCACTACCTGCTGAAAAGTACAAATTCTATAAGCTATCTCATACGTTATTTTCATGCTAAAACACTTTATACGAATTATCTTTTTATGTAAATATCTCTTTGATACTGAATAACTTTATTTTAAATTAATATTTTCTGAAATATTAGCTTTAGAAAAATATTATTTTCTTGGGATTAAGTCATACCTGCACTATCTTTTGTCTTTATATGGTGTTTTAGATTTATTTGCGTTTTAGCTTATAACCTTATTATCCTACTATTAGTTTTAAATAGTAAGGTTTTGTTCAATAATGACTTATACCTTTACTATCTATGCAATATATTACCATATTTTTATTAGTTTGTCAATAGGCTAAGATAATAAAGTTATAAGTTATTTTCTTGTTTATTTTGGTATGGATTTTAGATTTTTATAGTTCGATTTTAATTTTGGTGATTTTGTTTATTTTGCACAAATATGGCTTTTAGTTGGACATTATTTGAAATTTGATTTATTTGTGTTTGATTTTATAGTTCATCACATTTTTTATATGGTTTTAGGGTGTTTTATCACATTTTTCTAATATATATTTTATTGTTACATTTTTTGTACTTTTTTATTTTCATTTAGTTTTTTCTGGCTGTTTTTAAAAATGGTAATCCATTGTCAAAATTGATTGAAATTTTTGGGAATTGTAAATTTTAAGATAAATTTTTCTGGTTCTTTTCTAATACTGCAAGCGTATGTTCTGAATTACTAAAAATTAGATTTTAGTAAAAAAACAGGGTGGGTTCATTTTTAGGTTTTTCATGGGTGAGCAATAGCTCGTATAGTATGATATTGGCTGTAAAATAGAGGTATATGCGGATATATATGAGGGTGATTTTTAAAAAATTTGAATATGGGGTGGTATGGGAATTAGGTGAAATAAGAGTAAATTAAAGGTTTGGATTTGGACTATTTAAAGGTTGGTTGGTATAAATTTAAGATAGATTTAAGGTAAGTTTATAGGATAGTTGTAGGGTGATTTTGGGTTAGATTTGGGGTGGATTTGTGTGTTAAAAAGGTTGTATATAGGGTTATTTATAGGGCGATTGTAGGATGAATGTAGAATAAAACTATGACAAAATTAAGTAAGAAATTAATACAAGAATTACTGGTTTATTTTAGGGGTATGTATAGGTGTGTATGTGGTATGGGTTTTAGGATGTGTGATTAGATAGACCAGACAAGACTTCGGCTCGTGGCACTTTCGTGTGTTAAAGTGTAAATACGCCCTACCTGCTCCGTTCATATTCCAATTTGAAAAAGCCTCAAAAAATCAAATTGAAAAGAACATACGTTCTTAGAAGATTTTTCGATTGTTAAAGCTATATCAATATTGTTAAATGATTATCAATTAACCTCCCGCTATTGGACTGAACCTTAGTTTATCAGCTAAACACAAAAAGGAGAAAAATCAAGCGTGTAAAGGTATCTTACTTTACACCGAAAAATCCAACGTAAAGTTTACTTTACATTTTCAAATATACTAATACAGTATACTTTCTCCCAAAAATCACTTTTTCTCCCTCTCAAAAAACCTCTCAAAAAACCTCCTAAAAAACCGCATAACTAAGCGAAAA